CTAAAGGTTTAGTAAATAATGACCCCTACCAATTCGGTGGGGGTTTTTTATTGGAATAAATTAAGTAATTTTGTAAAAAAAGGGTATGTCTTATAATAATTATATTAATGACTTTAGTGCCGTTCCTATCGCACCAATAGTTGAGCCAGTTACTTTAGCAGAAGCAAAATTATATTGCCGTGTTACTACAACCGCTGAAGATACTTTGATTACGTTAATGATTACACAAGCAAGAGAAGCTATTGAAGTGGCAACAGGATTGAGTTTAATACCAAAAGACATAACTACTTATTTTAACAATGTAAGTGGCAATTTTGAGATTCCTTTTGGACCAGTTGATTTTGATACGTTTGAGTTGTTTGATATGGAGCAAGACGGATTAGAGGTTACAACTCCTAATTTACAATTGATAGGCAACGAGTTCCCTAAATTAGTTTCACCAAGATATGCCAACTTAAAGGCTACTTATGAGGCTGGTTATACAACTATCCCTAAAGACCTTAAATTAGCCATATTAGACCAAATATCTTATGACTACGAGAATAGAGGCTTGGATGGTGATTCTGGTATTTGCGAGAAGTCTTGGAAAGCGTGTCAAAGATGGACAAGAATAAGCCCAATTTTATAATATGAAGTTAGGAAAAGCGAAAGCAAATTACGTTGATGCCAACACGATGACTCGTGAGGTCAAAATCTATGCTGCCACAAGAACAAGTGATGGTCAAGGTGGATTTACTACCACATTTGCCCTACAAAGCACTGTTTGGGGCGATTTAAGACCAGATAATCAAGTTCGTGAGGTAGGAGAGGCGGAATTACAATTCGACCAAAGAAACCGCCTTTATATTCGTTATGGAGCTACTATAAAAGATTCGGATGAGGTAGAGGTTGAAGGCGATAGATTTACAATACATTCCATTAAAAACGTAGAGAACCAAAATAGGTTCTTGGAGTTAATAATTTACAAGTAATGGCATTTAGCGTTAACTTAAATGGACTAAAAGACATTCAAGATGCTTTAAAGAACATTGATGGCAAATTAAAGCAAGATGTTGGTGATGAGATTAACGCTTCGGCTTTAAAGATATTAACCGATGCCAAAAGACTTGCACCTGTTAATTTCGGTCAATTAAGGAATCAAATAGCTTTAGTACAAGAAAGCCAATTAACATTTGGGGTTGAATCAAAGGCATCTTATTCGCCGTATGTAGAATTTGGTACTGGTCCACAAGTAAATGTTCCGGCTGACTTTACATCCTATGCAGCACAATTTCAAGGTAAAAAGGGCGGTAAGTTTAAGGACTTTGTTGATGCTTTGACTTTATGGGTTAAGCGAAAAGGCATTGGGGATGGCAAAAATGACAGAGGATTAGCTTATGTTATTGCAAGGAGTATATTACAAAAAGGAATGCGACCTCAACCTTTTTTAATACCTTCGTATGAAACGGAAAAGCCAAAATTAATACAAAGACTAAAAAAATTGTTAGATGTTAAATCCTAATATAGAAATAAAGAAGTGGTTTTATACTAACTTGACAAGTGCGAGTGGATTAGTCGTTTACGATGGTTTTGCACCAGAAGGAGCAGGTAATGAGTATATTGTTTTAACTGGTAGGACATCAACACAAGACCAAGGCAAAGAAGGATATACAAATACTATTAGCATCACAGTTGATATTATTACAAAAAATGCTAACTTTGGTTATAAACGTGCTGAAACTATAAGCGACTTAGTCTTGACTGCAATCAATTCGGACACCAATATTACTTTGGCAAACGGATTTACGGCATCAAGTTTAAGTGTTGAAAGTGTAAGAAACTTAGACGGCTTAAATCCTTTAGATAACGTTTTTAGAGTATTGATAACTTATAATATAATAATAACTCAAATTTAAAATTAAATAAAATGGCAGAAACAAAAGTAAGCGGTAGAGATTATATCCTCTTAGCTGACATAAACAATGATGGTACATTCAAGCCTGTTGCTTGTTTGACTACAAACTCTTTAACATCAACTAATGACACAATAGATGCAACATCTAAGTGTGGCAACGAGTACACTCCAGCACCTTCTTTTTCTCAATCTTTTGATTGTGAAGGTTTTGCAATTGATGAAACAGGAACACCATCTAAAGATAGCTACCAACAATTATATGCTGCTCACGCTGCTAAAACTTTATTCGCAATTAAGATGGGTAAAGCAACTCCAGCTGCAGGTGATATCACTTATGGTGGTGCTGGTTCTTTAGTGTTTATTAGCGATTTCGGTGTAACTGCTGACGATAAAGATGATGTTAAATTTACTGCAACTTTCGTAGTAAGTGTTCCTCCTATTGCACAAACTGAAACTGTATAATAAATAAAAAACTATGTACGAATTAAAGACTGACAACAACACAATCCACCTAAAGTGGGGAACTTGGGCTATGAAAAGGTTTTGCGAATTAGAGAATAAAAATCTAATGCAGCTAATTGAGGTTTTATCTGGAGGGGTTTATGACTTAGATACAATCGTTCATATCGTACAAGCCGCAGCAGAAAGTGGATGCAAGAGCCTTAAAAAGCCTATTGACTTTGATGAATTTGATGTGTGCGAATGGATAGATCAAGTTGGTGGGTTATCTGCAAAAGATGGACAATTGGTTGAGTTTATGAGATATATGCAAGACTCAATGACTCCAGATTTAAAGCCAGAAAAGGAAACGGACGAAAAAAAAAATTAGGGTTTTATAGTTGGGACTCAATAATTATTCTCGCTATTGAAGTTGGCTTAACGATTAACGAGTTTTGGCAATTGACGTGGCGAGAATTTTTATTATATAAAACGGCTTATCAAAACAAAGAGGTAAGGGAGTGGGAAAGAACAAGGATGGTGGCTTATTTGATTTATAAAGTAAATACAAGTGAGAAAAGTCCAAAGAGCTTAAAATCGTTTTTCCCTTTGCCAAGTGATGAAGTTGAAGAAGATAAGCCAAAACTGACGCAAGAACAATTGGCAAGGACATTAAAGTTGTATGGAGTAAAATAATAAAATGGCACAAGAAACGTTAAAAATTACGATAACCGCAGACAATCAACAAGCGGTTAAAAATATACAAGAAACAGTAACTGCAACAACAAAGTTAGGTACTGCATTTAAAACGTTGCCAAGTACAAGCAATCAAGCTACAAATGCTTTAACAAACTTATCAAGGGTTGCGCAAGATGCTCCTTACGGATTTATAGGTATTGCGAATAACTTGAATCCATTATTAGAATCATTCCAAAGATTAAGTAAAGAGGCTGGGGGTTCTGGTGCTGCTTTAAAAGCAATGGCTGGTGGTTTAATGGGGCCAGCTGGTATTGGTTTAGCTTTGGGTGCAGTTTCTTCTATATTAGTCGCATTTGGTCCTAAAATAGCAGATTTTATAAGCGGTACAACTGAAGCGTCTAAGGCTGAAGATAAATTTGCACAAAGTTTAAGAGATGCAAGAGCCGAAGCAAGTGAAACAGGAATAAGATTACAAGCATATTTAACAATAAGTCAAAATGCAAATGTAAGCGAAGAAAGGAGGGCAGAGGCATTTAAAGCGGTTGTAAATGAATTAAGCAAGGTAAATAAAGCATACGCATCAACAATTACAACTGTTGACCAAGCAAGAGGCGCAGTTGAATTATATACACAAGCGTTGGTAGCACAAGCAATTACTACAAGATATATTGATGAAATTGCTAATAAGACAATTGCTTTAGCTGAAGCAAATAAAAAAATAATACAAACAGGAAGGGAATATTATGCAACATTAGAGTCAACTAAATTAGCAATTAATGGATATGCAGACGCATCGGTTTATCAAGCGAGTGCAATTGCTAAAGCAAAGGATGCTAACATAGAGGCAAGAAATGAAGCATTGGCATTAAGAAGTGGAATTATAGGTTTAAGAACAGAGGTAAATAATTTATATGTTAGTGCATCTGGGAATCCTTTTTTTAATTTTATTAAAGGTGCAGATGATACAACAAAAGCAACCGATAAGGCAACTAGAAGTGTTGAAAAATTAGGTAAACAAGCAAGAGTTTTAAAGGTTAGTACAACTCAAATTATACAAACCGAAAATGAAATAAAAACACCTGCAACACCAAATAACTTAAGTAAGGATTTACCAATGTTTGCTCAACAATATAATGCTGAACAAATATTTAAAAATGAAGCGGCATTAAAAGCATATAATACTCAATTACAATTAGCAAACGGAATTACTGATACAATTACACCAGCATTTGAAGCAATGTTTCAAGCTATGGCAAATGGTGAAAATATAGGAAAAGCATTAGAGGAATCATTTAAACAAATTATTGCTCAATTGACTGCAATGATTCTTAAGGCTTTAATATTTAAAGCTGTTATGACTGCATTGGGATTGCCAACTGTAGGTGGAGGTGGAGGTTTAACAAGTTTAGCAAGTGATTTTGGCTCTACTCAAAATGGAGGTCAATTTGTATTAAGAGGACAAGATTTATTATTAGCTACAAATAGAGCGCAAAAGGCATCTAATCTTAAAGGACAAAACATTAGTTTAGCATAATGGCATACGGATTAAGATATACAATAACGCAAGAGTTAAGAAATGAAACATCATTAATAGTTAAGATATACGAAAAAAGCTATGTTGGTGCAACAGTTACTCCATATATAGGAACAAATGTTTCTTTAGTACCAAATGCTACAAATGAAGACCCAATTGCTTTTATAATATCTTCGCAGTTAAATGTGTCTTTTATTATATCAGATCAAGACGATTACGATAATTTCCCAGACTTATTAAACTTTGATGAAACAAAATATTACGTTGAATTAGTTATTGATAACGTAATCAAATGGAGAGGTTTTTTACTTAACGATTATCTTCAAGTTCCATTTACAACAGGTAACCAAGAAGTAAGTATGACTTGTATTGATGGACTTTCATTTTTAAGATATATATATTATGATGGTGATGTAAATGTAAATTCATTAATTAAATTAATTGACATTATTGGTATTTCTTTAAATCAATTGCCATTTGAAGATATGATATTTATTTATGCTTGTTGTTCTTACTATGCAGATGGAATGTTTGACAGAGGCGATGCTGGTGGAGATGAACCATTTAGTCAAACGTATCAATACAAAAGGGATTTTTATAAATTAGATTATTATACTATTTTAGAAAATATAATTAAGACTTTTGGTTGTAGGTTATTCCAAGCAAATGGAGATTGGTATATTTTGCCAATGAATCAACAAGCTGACACAATATATTATACAAGATATGTTGTTGAAGATGCGCCAAGTGTAAGTGGTAATGGTACATTAGCAAATACAATAAACATTCAACCTTATCAAGATGGTAATGTTCATTTTGTAAATAATAGTCAAACCAAAATAGTAAGAAAAGGATTCCCAACTATTGAATCAACTTTGCCGTATAATTACGCTGCAAATTATATATATAATGGAACTTTTAAATTTACTACTGGTTCTGGTTCTTCATTAAGAGCGAATGGCTGGAGTGAGTTTGAGGTTGCCCCATCAAGAGCAACTTTGGTTATTTTAAATGAAGACCAATCAAATAGGTATGAAGTTTTTTATTTAGGTGGTAGCACCAATGCTTATATACAAAACTATTTTGCATTGCCTACGGCTTATGAATATTTGCCAAAAATGTATGGCACAAAGGCTACTTTATCTTTTGAATTACAAGGTGCAAATGCTGGAGATAAAATAAGAGTTTATATAACGGCTTTTATCGGTGGTGTAACTTATTATTTAAGAGATAATAATGTTTGGTCAACTTCAGTACATTTTAGGGATGTTACATATAATACATTTAATACTTATGTTAATAATACTATTGATATACCAATGGGTTATTCACAAGATTTAAGTTTAGTTATTGAAGGATTAATAGGTGTTAAGTTTGAAGCAGCAAATGGCGCAACAGGTGGATATATAAAGAACGTTAAGCTAACGCAAAATGATGCATCAATTAAACAGGTTGTATTAACAAGGAATATTGGTGCAACATCACAAATTGCAACAGATATAGACATTCCTTATAGTGCGATTTATCCAAATCAAGGTGCATCACCAATACAAAATAATGTAGGTTTATTATTTGATGAAGAAGGTATTATTTGGAGGGATTGGTACAGATATGGTTACCCACCAGAAGATTTTGGTATGTTGGCTGAATTAGTTATGCGCCAATATTCAAATTTATTAAATAAGAATATAGCTACTTTAGAAGGTGATTTGGGAGCAATATCTGGAACAAATGGATTTATTTATCTTGATAAAACATATACAATACAAGATTCAAGCACAAATGCTTTGTCTTATAATGGTAAGAAGTTTTTAATAAATAGGCTTACATCAAATCCTTATATGGATGAAACAAGTCAAATACAACTTTTAGAGATTACAATGGTTGATAATGCTTCAACTGCTACTGTTGATTACATTGGAGATGTTACCATAGAAACTCCAAAAAGATATTTTAATAATGCGTAAATTTGTAATATGGCAGCAGTAATAGGAAATAACGTAATGCTTTATTGGCATAGAACAGATGTTGACCCAGAGGTTGATGTTGCTTTTGCGTGTAGTACAAATTGTACGTTTAATGTAAGCGTAGACCAAAAAGAGGTAACAAGTCAATCAAGTGCTTGGTTTAGAGAATATAAAAACGATGTGGCTACTTGGAATGTAACTTGTGATGGTTTGATTACTTTGACTGGTTTTTCTTATTTGTTTATGCTTGAAAAGCAGTTAGCAAGAGAACCAATAGAAATTAAGTTCGTAGTGGATAACGGGGTTGATGGTTTAACAATTATTAACGGAACTTGTAATATATCAAGTTTAGCAATAAACGCACCTTATAAGGATGTGGCTACATATAACGTAAGCCTACAAGGTACAGGTGCATACAATACAACAGGAACGGAGGTTGACCCAAGCGGTGTGATTATAGTAGGTGCAAATCCTGTTAAGACAAAAGGTTACACGGCAAGTGGTGGGGAAACATCAATTACTTTTGCTGACACAATCGGATATGCTTGTTTGTACGTTTCAAGAGGTGGTGTGGATGCACAAAACATTTTAACAACAGGAACTCCAACGGGTGATGATGTTAAGTTTATAAGTTCAACTGGGGTTCTTACTTTTGGTAGACCTTTAGAATCTGGTGAGTATATTCGTGGATTATTTCAATAAAATATTATGAGTCAATTACAAGTAACAGGCGAAGCAAAGATTAGGGATATACAAGGTCCAGTAGTGGCTAATAGTGGTGTAATAACCGCTTTAGATGGTGCTGCTTCTCAATATGTACGAGGGGATGGTACTTTAGCAGACTTCCCAACATCAAGTGGTGGTGGTAGTTCGGTTAGTTACTATCTTAACTCAAGTGTTTCACAAGGTACAATAGGAGGGGTGGCTTATAGAGAGTTAAGTAAAGAACCAATTATAGGTACTGGGACTGACATTGCTATTGCAGCTAATGGATATGTAGCGAGTTATTTAACCGATGCTAATGACCCAGATGTATTATCAATTCCTGGCGGTAACTTTAATTGTGAGTTTTATTTTAGTGTTAGTAACGATACAGGCAATCCTTTTTTCTATGCAGAACTTTATAAGTATGATGGTACAACTTTTACCTTATTAGGGTCAAGTGTTGGTGTTCCAGAATATATTAATCAAGGTACTATCATAGCACCTTATTATTTTGCTATTCCTGTTCCTACAAGCGCTTTAGCAGTAACGGATAGGTTAGCAATTAGAATCTATGTAAACGTAGATAGCAGAACAGTTACTTTGCATACGGAGAATAGCCATTTATGTCAAGTAGTCACTACTTTGTCAAAGGGAATGGTTTCTTTAAATAACTTAACTGACCAATCACAATATATAACAACAGGTACAAGCGGTACTGACTTTAACATTGTTTCAAGTGGCGATACGCATACTTTTAACATACCAAGTGCAAGTGCTTCTAATAGGGGTTTAATAACAACAGGCAGTCAAACGATTGCAGGAATAAAGACTCTTAGTGTTCCTTCACAATTTGAACAAGGTTTATATTTAAAACAAAATATGAATCTATTTCAAGCTGGATATATTGGATTAGGTGCAAGTACAACAGGATTGATAGTTGGATTAAGTGGCGGTGGTTTTGGTACTTTAAATTTTAATAATACAACTTCATTTACTTATACCTTCCCAGATGCAACAGGAACAATTGCGCTTTTAGAAGGAACTCAAACATTTACTGGCGCAAAAACGTTTACTCAAAATTTATCATTAGATGGTAATGGAAGCAACGCTGGTACTTTATTGTTAAAAAGTAATTCTGCTTTACCAACTGCAATTGGTTATACAGGTATAAATTCAACTAATAATAGTATATATTTAACCACATTTGTAAGCAATCCAAAAACTGCTGCATTAGACTTAAGTGGATTAAGTGATAATATAATAAGAACTTTTACTTTTCCAAACGCAAGTGGTACTTTAGCATTGACAAGTAACCTTAGTAGTTATGTGCCTTATACTGGCGCAACAACTAATGTTGATTTAGGCGCAAGGAATTTATCTTCTTATGCAGTTAATGTTAATGGGGATGGTACAAGTGGTGGTGCTTTAAATTTAAAAATGTATAATAGTCTTACACTTGCTGGTGTAGGTTATTTATCAATTTATGCTCAAACTGATTACTATTTTGCTTTAGCTTGGAATTTTGTTAGTGGGACAAAACAAGCTATTTTTAATAACGTTTTAATTCCAATTAATAATACAAGATATTACAATTTACCAAATGCAGATGGTACTTTAGCCCTTACAAGCAACCTATCTGCTTACCTACCTTTATCTGGCGGTACACTTACTGGTGCTTTAAGTGGTACAAGTATTAGTCTTTCTCAAGATATTAATTTAGAAAATAACAAATATATATATGCGAAAAAGTCTAGTGGTGCAACTACGTTTAATATTTTAGGAATTAATTTATCAGACAAAGTTTCAATTGATGCCACTGGAATGGGTACAGTATTTGGCGGTGCTTTAAGTGGTACAAGTGCTACGTTTAGTGGTAATGTTAGTATAAATGCTAATAGTGCAAGATTAACTGTTTCGGAAAGTGGCGGTGCAGAAGTTAGAGTAACAGCTGGAGGAAGTAGTGGTTTTATTGGAACTTATTCAAATCATTCTCTTACATTTTTAACTAATAGTACAAATGCATTAACAATAGCTTCTACTGGTGCAGCTACATTCTCAAGTAGTGTACAAGCTGCCACTGAATCAAACTTTGTAGGTACATCAGCAAATACAAGAATACTTGTAACGGCATCTGGAGTAGCAAATACTGTTTTAGGTTTTAATAATTCAGGAAGTACTGTAACAGGTGTATCAAATAATACAGGATATGTAGGAGTTTTACAAGGATACCCTTTAGCTTTTATTACTGATTCAGTAGAACGTATGCGTATCACAAGCGGTGGTAACGTTGGGATCGGAACGAGTAGTCCAACGGCTGGTAAATTTGTTGTATTGAGTAGTGATACAACAATTAGTATGTATGGACAAAATATAAGTAGTTCTACTACTTTAGGAGATTCTTTTGTAACAAGATTTAGAAATGGTTTTGATGGAAATGGCGTATATTCGTTAGCTTCTTTTCAAGTACAAAATTCATCTGGTGTTGACCAAATAGCTTTTATTGGAGCTCAATCTGTAAGCGGTGCTTCTACATATCAACCAAATATTATTTTTGGTGTAAGAAATGGTGCTTCAACATATGCTGAATATATGCGTATCACAAGCGGTGGTAACGTATTAATGGGAACTACAACAGATATTGGTCAACGTTTACAAGTTAGTGGTGGTTATATTACTCAAATTGATGGTGGAGTAAGAACATTTCTTGGATATGATGGTGGAGGTTCATTAGTAGGTACAACTACTAACCATTATTTTAGGTTTATTACTAACGATACCGAACGTATGCGTATTACATCTGGGGGTGATGTTGGAATAGGCAAAACTGGTAGTGTAACTGGATTAGATGTGTATTATGCTAATACAGATTGTATTAATTCAAGAACTGGTGCTGCTGCTGGTAATGCTCGTTCACTTTATACAGGTTGGAATAGTGCGAGTGCTACAACTTCTGGTAATTTAGCATTTAATGTTACAAGTAATGGTAATGTTACAAATAGTAATAATAGTTATGGGTCTTTATCAGATATTAAGTTAAAAGAAAATATTATAGATACAACTCCTAAACTTGAAGATTTATTAAAAGTAAGAATTGTAAACTATAATCTTATAGGTCAAGAATCAAAGCAAATAGGTGTAATTGCTCAAGAGTTAGAAGAAGTGTTTCCATCAATGATTGAGGAGTATTTTGATAAAGATGAAAATGGAGAAAATTTAGAAACAATGAGCAAAGGTGTTAAATATTCAGTATTTGTACCAATACTTATAAAAGCCATCCAAGAGCAACAAGCACAAATAGAAGAATTAAAAGAATTAATAAAAAATAAATAAAATGAAAACAATTCAACCAGTCTCAATTTGGGACAACGGACAAGTATTAGAGGCTAAGATTTTAAACGCTTATGCCGTAATTGTAACTTTAGGAACAAGTGCTACTTTTTATTACGCTTTATTTGCTGAAAATGCAGATGGCAGTCAAGGTAGTCAAGTTGCTCAAGGTAACTTATATATGACAGGCGAAGCATACACTCAATGGACTGTGGATTCTTATGCTTGGGATTGGGTTGCTGCTGAACTTAACCTAACAATCATAGGTGATTATGTACCTCCTGTACCTCCTCAGCCAGAGCCTACTCCAGAACCAATTGTTGAAGAAGATATTGAACAATCAATTTAATTGAATATTTAACTATATTTGTATATAAAATAAAAACTATGATAACAATTAATCAAGAACAAATCAAGGAATTAGAAGCGTTTATCAACACTATCCCAACTGCTTATGGTTTACCATTATTGCAGTTCTTAGGTAAGTTAAACGCAGAACAAAATCCACCACAAGAAACAACTGAAGCGTAATGGTACATAATAGCAATCAATCGGACTTATTAACTATTGTTAGCGGAACATCCGCATTTATTAGTGTTGCAAATGTGCAGCCCATAGTTTCACTTATAGCGAGTTTGATTGCTATTGTTTCTGGTCTTTTAGCAGCAAGATATTACATTAAGGCTACCAAAAGATTTAAGTAATGAAAGAGATAGTAATCGTTCTATTAGTGGCGGTTCTAATCTTTTTTATTGGAAGTGATGCACGATACACTAAAAGTGAACCTGTAATCATAACTGATACAGTTTACCAAGAGAAAACTTTTACTAAGTTTATAAAGGGAAATTCAATCCCTTTTGTCGTTTTAGACACAATTTACATAGTTGAAACGGACACAATTACAATCGTAAAGGATTATAACCAAGTAAAGGTTTATTCCGATACTATGCGCATAGACTCTATTGGATACGCATACATTCAAGATACAATCAGTCAAAACAAGATACAAGGCAGAAGTTTTAGTGCCAATTTTAACCTTCCTACTATAACAATTACCAAATTAATAGAGCCAAAGTCAAAGAACCAGCTTTATTTGGGGTTTATAGGCGATTTAAAGCACTCAAATGGTCAAATTGGTATTGGCGGTTCAATTGCCCTTAAAACGGCTAAAAACACCTTATATACGGCAACGGCAACAATGAACGGATATTCCTTTGGGTACTATAAAAAGTTTTAATATGAAAAAGTTTATTATTTCAATGTTTAGTGATGAAGTTGGAGCAATGAGCCACAAAAGGATTTTAGCTTTTATTGGTTCAATTTGTCTTTATATTACATTTTTAATAACTAAAAGCGACCATTTAGGCGATTTAGTTTTTTATATGAGTATGGCATTTGCAGGTTTAACAACAATTGATAAATTTAGTAAATAATGGAAAACAACGAAAAAAGAGCATTTACAATTGGTTTTGTATTGTGGGTTATTGGATTAGTTTACTTTATAAATCAAGTATTATGATATCCAAGAAGGCAATTGAAATGATTATTAAGCACGAGGTCGGAGGCAGAGCCGTGTACGAAAAAAGATACCAAAAGCCTATTTGGGCTGGAGGCGATTCTGGATGTACGATTGGCTTGGGCTATGATTTGGGTTATGTAACCGAAAAGCAGTTCTTTAGCGACTGGCAAGGCTTAAATTTAAACTTTATTAATGCGTTAAGAAAAGTGGTAGGGATAAAAGGCGAAGCCGTAAAATCAATGATGCGTGGCGAAATACTACAAGTTAGGATTCCATACAATTTTGCATACGATGTATTCGTTAATAAGTCGCTACCTAAATACTATGCTTTGACAAAGGCAATTTATCCAGAACTTGACACCTTAAACGAGGACACAAAAGGTGCGTTGGTTTCAATGATTTATAACAGGGGTGACAAGTTAGATGGCGATAGGCGAAAGGAAATGAGGGCAATAGTTAATCTTGTGGCAAAAAAAGACTACGAGGGCATAGCTGACCAAATAGAAAGGTCTAAAAGACTTTGGGAAAATGTCGGACTTGATGGCTTGGTCAAACGTAGAGAAGAAGAAGCAGACCTAATTCTAAATAGTATCGCATAAAACCAAAACTATGGCAACAACAAAAACAAAACGCAGAAGGCTTTTTTTTGACATTGAAACAAGTCCAAACATTGGTTTATTTTGGGAAGCTGGTTATAAGAAAAACATTGACTATTCAAACATAATACAAGAAAGGGCAATTATTTGTATTTGTTATAAATGGGAAGATGATAAGGAGGTATATGCTTTACAATGGGATGCAAAGCAGAATGATAAAAAAATGCTTGAACAGTTTATTGAGGTTGCAAACGTAGCTAATGAATTAGTAGGGCATAATGGAGATAAGTTTGATTTAGCTTGGATTAGAACAAGATGCTTATTTCATAAAATAGAAATGTTCCCAAAATACACAACAATTGATACATTAAAGGTTGCAAGGCAAAAGTTTAGGTTTAATTCTAACAGGCTTAATTATATAGCTGATTTTTTAGGTATAGGACAAAAGATTAAAACAGAATATAGTCTTTGGAAAAATATTCTATTGCACAAAGACAAAGCTGCAATGGAGGCTATGATTAAGTATTGTAAAAAAGATGTGGTTTTATTAGAAAAGGTATTTAAAATGCTTTCAAATCATATAGAGCCTAAAACTCATTATGGGGTAATATTTGGAGAGGATAGAGGCAGTTGTCCAGAGTGCGGTTCGGATGATTTAATTAGAAATAATAAGGTTGTAACGGCTACTGGTTTGACAAGGATACAATTCAAGTGCAAAACTTGTAATAAATTTCATTCAAAGACTGATAAGTAATCGTGTTTAACCACGTATCTTTGTAAGAAAATATCTTATGAAATTATGTAGTAAATGCACCATTGAAAAGGATTTAACTAATTTTTACAAGCATAGTGCAATATGCAAGGAATGTAGAAAAGAAATAATGAGGATTAATAGATTAAATAATGCTAATCTATGGACAAGAAGGTATGAAAAGACTAAAAAAGGGTTTTTGGTTAGG